GAAGCGCGAGCGCAAGCTCGCGAGCCGGGGGGGGAGGGTGGGCCCCGAGCACACAAGCGCGCGGCTGTCAATAAAAAAATAAAAGTTGACAAAGTAACTTTAATAATTAATATGGGATAATATAAGAAAGGATAATATGTTAATAAAAGACGCTAAAAAAATAACTGATAGTTTTACAAAAACTTCTAAAATGCCGGGCCTATCTTACAGCCTGCCGGCCTGGGAATGCAAGACCGGCTGGAAACTTTCAAAAGTTCCTGGCACGCCTTGCTTCAGCTGCTACGCTAAAAAAGGAAATTACACAAGATACCCTGCAATTAAAGAAGCACAGTATCGGAGACTAAAAGCAATTGATCACCCGCAATGGGTTGAAGCGATGGCCGCTAAAATTAAAAATCAAAAATGGTTCAGATGGCACGATGCCGGCGACGTTCAGAGCGTCGAGCATATGGCCAAGATCTTGGAGGTTGTAAGGTTAACACCAAACACGCGCCACTGGTTACCAACCCAGGAGCGCCAATTTTTACCGGACCCAAAAGACGTTCCTGAAAATTTGGTTATAAGATTATCAAGATCTAAAATAGACGGGCCGAGCTCCAGCGCTTGGAGCCACGAGTCAGGCGTTACAACGTCCGAGAATAGAACGTGCCCAGCTCCGGACCAAGGCGGCAAGTGTTTAAGCTGCCGTAAATGCTGGGACAAGAGAGTGCAAACCGTGGTATATGGTAAACATTAAAAAAATCAGGGGCAACGAGTTGACGCTGGCCGGCGTTGTAAAAGAAGACTTGACGCGTTCAAGCAGCTCGCCCCTTAATAATTAAAAATGTTAGTGTTTAAACATCCAAAATATTATGAAGAGATGCGCAGGCGCGCGAAGCGCGAACAGGAGCTCGAGCGCAAGCGAGCGAGCGAGCGAGCGAGCAGGCGGGAGGGTGGGCCCGCGAGCCACGAGCAGGGGAGCGAGCAAGCAAGCGATCAAGCGTCCGATGAGGACGCTAGCAAGCAGCGTTGAATGTGATCCCAATCATTCATTGCGAGGGAAGGTGTTTCGCGGTGGTCTGTTAACAGACCGGGGATCGATTTACTCTCGTATAATTTAACCAGCTTAAGGGAAGGCTGGTTAACAAGTATAAAGTTACGTTTTATTCTAGTTAAGTGGAACAATTTTTGATGTGGACTAAATGATATTTTATTACCTCTAACTACCTTAAGCTCTACCATAAAAAATCCACAAGAATCGTTATATCCCAATAGATCTGGCACGCCAAAGGATGCCCAAGACTCCAGTCTTGTCCACTGAATTTGAGGTGTTTTCTTCTTAACTAATTGCCAAAATTTGCTCTCTGGTTTCACCGCAACTTTATACTATATATGTTACATTTGAGTAACTAAAAACGTAAGTTATTTTGCATAATCAAGACTTTTTTGATATAAAAACGTAATTATGGATAAAGTAATACCAAGAAAAATGGGAAGACCACCAGCTTTAACAATGAGACAAAAGAAATTTGCTGAATTGTATGTTTTTGATCGTGGTAAAAAGACTCAAACACAATGTGCATTCGAAGCAGGATATAAAAATAGAGCAGCAGCAACAGGATCAGACTTAACTAATCCAAGAAAATATCCTTTAGTTTGTGAGTACATTGGAAAGTTAGAGAAGGAACAAGAGAATAGATTTAGAATTAATAAATCAATTCATATGCAAGACCTTGGTAAGATTAAAAATATATCTATGGAGCAGCCTTCTACATACTCTGTTGCTCAAAGAGCAGAAGAGAATAGAGGTAAGGTTATGGGTTATTATAAAAATGAAAACATCAATACTAATATAAATGTTCAGTTAGATAATATGACTAAAGAAGATTTAATTAAAGAATTTGATTCTTTCTATCAAGAAAAAATAAAAGATGTTACGCCAAAAGAAGATGTAATAGAATCAGAAGAACAAACAGACTCTGAAACTTATCAAGATAAGAAATAGATTTACTCCATATCTTTTTTGGAAACTTTTTTACTAACGACCATTTGTTGGTCACTGTTTCGTACATTGCCATAATCTACTCCTTGTGAGTTAGGTCCCTTCCTTGGTGGAAGTTGGTCCCATTTTACATTAGGCATATTCTTTGTCAACGTGGGATTAAAGATTCTATTAAAGTTTTCTTCGTATAAATCATTGGTAGGTCTTGATCTACCATCATATTTAAATTTTTTATTTTTCATTTATTTTCTCCATCTTAACTATACACCCTATTGGGAATACATTTCTATCACTAAATAGCTCATCATTTACTTCATAGCTAGCAAAAGTTCTAACATTCTTTTTATCTTTGTTTAAAAGATATGCGTGAGTTATCATCTCTGATGGCATAAATCCTAATGCTGAATGTAAATCTGCGTGCCCGCTGTCACCCGTGATATCCAACCACGTGATTTTATAGAAGTAATATCTCTTCTTCTTGATCACAACAGATTTGTATTTTGATTTTTTAGGACGTCTCATATTATTCTATATACTGTATAGTGAGATTTTTGGGCAAAAAAGTTTTCAAAAATAAAAAAAAGGTCGCGCGCGTCGAGTAGCAGAGTGTGCCAAGTGTGCCACCGTAGATTTTTGTCGTGGCACAGCTATAACCTTTGGTATTCCACACTAATAGTCTAAAAACGTAACTGTGCCAAGTGTGCCAGAGGTTTTTTCTTATCACAAAAAAAAATAATAGGGGCAAATATTCTACTATACGTGGCACGGCTACCTATCCCTTAACCCCATTTTTGTCACAAATGAGATGCTTGACGCATTTGTGCCATAATTGATTATTTTCTTTACTCCAGGTCCCTGCAATTCAATATCCGCGTACGGCTTCCATTGTTTACGTATCAGATTTAGTTCTAAAATCAGATTCGCCCATTGTTTGGGACTTATGTTTGTCGCTGCTATAGTTACCTTTTTCATAATCTATACACAATTTACCATCTAGGTGGTCCATTTCGTGCTGTATGCACCTGGCCTCTAAATTGTAAAATGTTTTCTTCTCCTCCTCTCCTTTTTCGTTTTGATACTTTAGAATGATTCTAATGTGTCTTCTAACATCACCAGTTTTACCTGGAGCTGATAAACAACCCTCATTATCACGTAATGTTTCATCAGATTTCTCTAAAATTTCTGGGTTAATAAATACTTTTTCGTTAGTTTGGCTGCGTGAGCAGTCCATTACAAACATTTTTTTCTGATAACCTACCTGTATTGCAGCCAGTCCAATACCATTATGTTGGTACATAGCTTTGTACATATACTTAATAAGTCTGCTAGTCTTATCATCCAATGGAAATTCTACTGGATTAGATTTAGTTCGTAAGAATACATCCGGATATTTTACCAACTCTATGTACATAGGCACCCCGCAGTCTCCCGTGAGGCACCTATTCGGCCGTTATCCATTATGGATTCCATTAACTCTGCTTATATGTCGGTGACTTAAATATTTTTAAGCTCTCCGTTTTTAATACTATTCTCTTTGGCTCTGGTGAATTGATCAGTTTTGTTTCCTGCAGCTCAACTCTTCTTACAGCTTCCAAATGTCCATCCATTGTCTCAATGTAAATAGGGCAATCAGATATGATTGTACCCTTTTCATTGTTAGTGAACTTGCCTAGTATCTGTTGAAAGTCTCTTATTCTCATCTAGTTTCCTTCCTATTATTTTTATTAGTTCATACCATTTACGACCCCACATCTCTCTCATATCTCCAGATGTTTTCCAATAAGCGTTAGCTATATTATCCAGTCTTTTCTGGTCTTGTTCTATAATACTCATCAACCCTCCTTAAAAAGTTATGCATATTTTTTTTAAACTCTTCTCCCTCAATAATAAATTCCTGATAATAATTATCGACCGTACACATCATCACAACACCTTTTGTAATTTGTGTATTGAATAGAATATTATGAGCCATAGCATACGCTGCTAGCTGAAGTTTATAATCTCCTATCCACTCTGGTCTTTTAGGTTTATTACTTTGTTTGAAGTCTATGATTGCATCCTGACCTTTATGTATTCCGACCAAGTCTGTTTGGCCTGCATACAATCCAGGATAATATAATGTGCATTCCGTACCATAATATTCTGTTACACTTGATAACCCACTTTGAATAATTTGAATGGCCATATTGTGTGCTTGTTTACCTACATCAGTTTGATCAAGATAGCCTTCCTCTAATACATATTTTTCAAGGATCTTGTGCATCGCCGTTCCACGCTCCGCGGCACTCGTTTTAATTCTCTCGGCAGCCTCTTCACCAACCCGTTCCTTCCATCTCAACAACGATTCGCGCTTCTCGGCTGGTTGTGTAGCATCAAGAATAGTTGTCACCGACGGTAACTTCTCTTTGTCAAACACATAATGTCGTTTACCTTCTATTTTTTCGCGCTGCGTCTTCGGGTATCTAAAGCTATTATTTTTTTTCATATTAATTTCTTTCCATCTTTTAAAGTTAAGTCACCAATCATCTTCGGTATCATAGTATTATTACCAAAGTGAGTATTATCCGGCAACATCTTCTCATACCAATTAGGCTCCGGTAATTTTTTTAAATTCCAGGCCCAATAAGAATTATCATTAAACCTACACACATACCCAGGTATCTTATTTAAAATTTTACCCTGGTTCACTAAAAAATCGTATTTCTTTTTTTCAATTAAAGATCCATTAAAATCGTGTGGTCCATATCGTTCTCGATTCTTTAACTCTTGTATGTAATTAGTATTTTCAATATCCATCGAACTATACTCTTCGTGTATCTTACGACAAGGATCATCGAAAAAAATTTTCGTATTTAACTCTTCAATCATTCTTTGTTGTGTATTTCTCCAACTCATAATTGTAATTAAGGGCCCGAAGGCCCCTATTTAATTAATGTATTCTTTGCTCCTCTTTATTTTCATATTCTTTATCTTCAAAGAATCTAGACAATCTAATTTTTTTATTAGCTGATAGACCAGTATTAAAGATAGCTTGAAATTGTGAAATATAATCTTCAGTTGAGATTGCTCCTAACAATTTAGCTCCTTTAGATTTCATAGCAGCTTTGAACCTAGCAAAGTCCCACTTGGGACATTTGTCAGCTACAAGATAAGCTCTAATAAAACCTCTCTTCAAAGTTTTAGAGTTATCCAATATATTATTAATATACTGCATCTCGCTTGCTATTCTATCAAAAGTAATTAAACCATTAGCAGGTATTTTAAATCTACCTTCTTTAAAATCATCCATTGTGTTTGATTTTAAATTAACTTGATTATTAAATATGGCTACCGCTTCTTGTATTGGCATTTCATATTGTTTCACTTTTGACTTTAGGATCATATAATCTTTTCTTTGATACGTGCAGAAAAAATTTAAATAATCATTATAGTTCCAACCCGATCGATTAGAATTTAACAATGCCATATCGAATGCATCATTAGAGTCTAATATGATATAGTATATTTCTAAACCTAGATCTTTTCTAGCTTGAAACGTGTGATGACCATCTCTTATATCCATACTTTTAGTTACAAGAATTGGTAATTTTAAATCTTTATGTGCGATAGCTTTTTTTATTTTAGCTACGTGAGAAAGACTTATAGGTCTATTACCTTTTGTTTTTTTAAATTGGCTATACTCTTTTGTAATAAAACAGTTAGCCATCTTCTTTGCCTTGTTCATATATTATTTCCTTTTGTATATATGTTGCATCGCACTCAATACACGCGTCGATGTTTTACGTGATTTATTACATAATAAATTCATTTAA